GCAGAACCACCTGTTATACTTTCTTTTAAAGGATATTCTATATATAATTCATCATTAACATACATTTCAACCCAATACGTAACATCTTCATAACCTGCTTCTGGTGTTACATCTAATGTCATTGTTAATATGGAAGTAGATTGTAATTCATAAGTACCAATATTAGTAGCTAAATCCATTTTTTCCAATGGTGGTACATTAGGCACATTATAATTAAAATCTATTATCTTAGTTTCTCCACCTGTTGGTTTTTCATTATCAGGGTCTAACCATATATACAACTCAGTAAACTCAGAAGTGCCAAGGAAATCACGACTAAAAGTTAAATCATAATTTTCTTCTATTGCTTCAATGATTTTAAGCAGTCGTAAAGATGGTTTTAAATCATTCCATATTAAACCATCACTACCACCATCAAAAGCTATGTTACCATCACCAGAATCACTAGCATCAGGATTGTAATAACATTGTTTGTTTAGTAATAAATTATATATTATATCTTTATTAAATAAACCAGATGTTAAACCTATTTTTACATTAGATGAATTATATTCGTGTTCTAATGCATCAAAAACAGAACCGCCTAAATCAGTAAGCTCATCTTTACCTAATATGTCTTTTAACGATACTAAATTACCAAAGAAATTAATTGTGTAGCTACTCGGTTTCCCTTTCTTTACATTTACTTTTATTAATCTCCATTTACCTACTTTAAAAACAATGCCGTCTACGTGTATCTCACCTTCTACCTTTTTACGCGCATCAAATGTATTATCAATATTAGCATCGTACCAATGTTTAAAAAGTCTATTGTTATTCTTACTTGCTGGTACTGTAAAGGTTTTTGTATAGTCGCCTGTATTCTTAGTTATATCTGAAATATCCAATACAGAAGAATGTACTTCAACACTTTCCACGCCTGTTTGGTCTAATTCTTCGTTTTCTATGTATAACTTTGTTACCATTAAATATTATTTACCGTATTGTAACTAGGTTTGAACTTTATTTCGTAATTAATAAGCCTTTCATTTAGTTGTGTTTTATAACTTAATGACTTACTCTCAATATTTAACGGTACAAAATCACCATTATACAACCATAAGCGTTCACTTAATAACATTTGTGTAAATATCTCATTCATTTCTTCATCTACAAACCCACTATTTAAAGTTAAACCCTCTCTTGCTTGTACGTTATACCTCACAAATTGGTGGTTTCCTTCACTTGGTTGCCCTCTATCGCTTTCAAACTCTGAACTTGTTATGTTTATATTGCTCTTTTGTTCTTTAAAAAATGTAAATACTTGTTCAGCACCTTCTTTATTTATAAAAAACACATCTACAGGCTCATATTTACACTCATCTTCCAATAATAATGTAACGGTTTTGCTGTTATATTCTACCTCAATATATCTATCTGTTGTAGTTTCATCACATTGTACCCAAATATACTGCACTAATTCACTAGAATCGGTTGTAGCAATGTAATTAAATGTTTCGTCTATCTCATTATCTGGATAACTTTTAACCGTTGCAACCTTACCAACCGCTTCATCAATTAAAATAGGTACTACAAACACACCATCCCTGTTTACTTTATAATCTTGAACAGGTATTAGTATGTTATTTGCTATTGTTATTATATTTTTGCCCTCGTTTCCGTAAGAATAACCTAATGAAATTAAACTTGTACTTTCTAATTGTGCGGCTTCCACCGATGTTGTTGTGTAAACTACTGATGTTTTTACCCATAAATTATTGTTAGAATCTATTGTACCTGTTCCTGTTGTTTTCTGAGGTTCAAACTCTATAAAGTCTGATATTAACCTAGAAATATTTATCTCATCACTTCCGGTTGATGCAGTAGGATTGTTTTTAGTAGTTGTGTAATTAGGTTCTGTAGGGGGAGATGCTTTTAAACCATTCCATACCCAAATAGACAATGTGTATTCAGTACAAGTTAAACCACTCGCAGGTGATACAAATGGCGTAGTAACGTAATAAGGACTGTTTGTTTTTATCATTTTATTGTAAATTCTAAGAAGTCATCTACATCTAATGCGTATGCTTCAATTAATTCATCTGGTAATTCTTTAAATTCTTTTTCAAATGGTTTAGTAAAGAATGAAGTAGTTTCTAATCCAGTATGGAATATGCTTGTACTAATTGCGTGTAGTAATCCCTTACGCTTCATTAACCTACCTTTACTATCTCTTGGGGCTATTCCTTTTCTTATTGTCCAACCGTTTAAAAATATCGTTCTAGGTTTCTTATTTTTGTATTTAAACTTACTGTTAGTTACCTTCTTTTTTTTCCAAGTAGAACCATCAGCCTTTTTACCTCCTACACCTTTCACACCGTAATCAATAAACTCCCAATAGTCTTCCATTTCAAAAGATAAACTAAGGCTATTAGGATGCACTTCAACATCGTAATCAATACTGTTGTGTAATTTCTTAGAAGCTAATTTATCCTTCCTCCGTAGGTTGTTCTTAGATTTGTTTACAACACTATCACCAAATAGTTTTAAAGCACCTATTGTTTCTTCACCTAGCATACCTTACATAAGTTTAAAGTTGTATTAGGTAGTTCTACATCAAAAGACATATTCCATCCGTCTAATAGGTTTTTATCGCTAAATGTTATTTTAGTTATTGTAGGATTGTCTGACGCTGTTATATTATTGTTGTTAAAATCCCTGTTCATTATACGCCATATTCTATTCAATGCAGCAAACGTGTTATTATGATTATCTACTTCATTATCTTGTTCCCAAAACTTATCATTAACAATCTCCTTATTTATATCTCGTATATCTAAACATTGTAACTCAACCTGAAACGTTACCGTACCGTTGTTTAAACTACCTGTAAGTATATCTATATTAAATAATGGAAATATATTAGCCTTGTTTAAATCAATATCCTCACCCTTTGTAATAGTATTGATATAACTATCCTGCTCTGCTAATTGTTTTAAATAAATAAGTAATTCTGTATATTGATTCATAACCTTGTAACTGTTCCTTTTTTTCTTAAATCACTTTCTAACTTTTGTTTATCTATCTTATGTGCTAAAAATAAATGCATTTCGTGAACACCCTTTTTTAACACATCATCTATCTTTAAAAACTCACCACCAGCTAATTCTCTGTTTGTACTATACCATCCCCTTTTTTCACATTAATCTGATGCACCATTTCCTTCTGTAGTACCTGAGCCGTAGACTTCTGGATATGATTCTGTAATTCGTTTGCTAAAGTCGAAAAAAAAACCAAAGAACCATTTACTAAATTCATTGGCATCCGCTTCATTATATCCCCATACTTCTTTGTTCCCTCATAACTCATCAATTCATAATTCCCTAATGCATCTTTGTTTGTTATAGGTCTAAATAATATTGCCATTAACTTATGAAAGTTCTCTACCTCAACACCATAACTTTTTAAATCTACAAACTCTGCTGTAGTCATTTCATCTAAGTTATTATGGAAACCAAACTCTACTTCACCAATCTTAAAACGGTGTTTAAATTCTGGTTCTTTATTCATAGCCTCAATAATAGTCTTTAAAATATCTTCATAATCTTTATGTGCTATCATTCCAACTTCACGATGCTTCAACTCTGTAAATATTTCTATCACTCTCTTATTGTACCCTAACTCATCAAGGTCCTCACGTTTGTTTAACACATCAAAACGTTGGTATTGTCCTAATGTTATGTCTCCAATATGTTCGGGTAATGTAATCTTTTTAATCATATAATTATAACGTATAAATTAATATATTGTTATTTGAAATATTTTTTGTATATTTGCTGTATTATTAACCGATTGATTTAATAGATTTGTTAATATGTGTCTATGCTGGGGGTATTCCTTAAACGTAATTGAAAATCAATTATATCAGTTTTAAAAAAGGTAGTAGGTAATTCGTCACGCTTACTGCCTTTTTTTATCTTATCTCTATTCCTGTGCTTCTACCTAGTTGATAAGTTACATTATAACGCACCGCATCAATGATATGATAAAAAGCATCTACATATAATTTACTACCCTTATCAGCAAACACATAATTATTTAACTCCTTACCTATATTATTACCATCTACTATTAATTGGAAGTCTTGAAGTAATGCTATTCCTAAACTTATCGAACCCGCACCCTTTTCTGCTGGAGTTACATTGTTACCCATTGCGTTTAGTTCATTAATTAGTCTAGGCTCTGCTGAATCTGCTACTATTAATTTATTACCACATATCTTTTTATTGATGTGGGCTATTTCCGTTGTAGTTAATTTAGGTTTGTAAAGGTGTTCTTTTAAATAGATAATCTTTTTCTTTTTATCTATTGCTATTTCTACAAGTGTAGTTGGGTCAATACTAAAACCATAATCTTGACCGAATGATGTTTGAAATTTATCAGGGTTAAAATCTCCATACTTCCAATTAGTAAACACAACACCCTCTGCTTTATCTAACCATCCACCAAGAATTACGTGCTGATATTTAATAGGGTTTGTTTTCTTTATTCTTGCAACCTCATTTAAAAACGATTGGTCCAAGTGTTTAACATTATCTAAATAGGTGGTATGTATATAAGTTACATCACCTTTAACACCGTTAAACGTTTCATCTACACCAGCATATTCAAAAAACCTTCTATAAATCCAATGTTCTTTAGTTGTAGGATTGAGTATTAGTATTACTCTATTTTGTACTCCCTTAGTTCTTAGTGATAGGTTTATCTTATCGAATACTGTTTCATCAACTAATTCTTCTGCTTCATCCAATATCCAAGTTGTAACGCCTTGTAAAGACTTAAGGTTTGCAGTTTGGTCACCTGATGATGTCTTTAGTCCTTTGAATATTATTTCGCTGTTAGAACGCTTGTTTTTAATTACACTTCTATTTACCTCAAAGTGTTCTGTAATATTGCAAAGTTCTAACTTCTCTTGAAACTCAGGTATAATAGATAGGTGAGCAGAAGACATTGTTTGTCTAGTGAATAGTATCTTATGGTTTAATTCATAGGATAACAATGTACTAAATGTATTAACACCAAATGACTTAGAAGAACCACGCCCTCCAGTAATAATAAAAAACCTAGTATCATTTGAAAATAAAGGTTTGTATTTACTATTAAGACTTATCAAAGTTTATAATATCTTTAATATCAAAATCGTTAATTGTATGTGTAGTATTTTGTTCAATGGATTGTTTAGGCTTACCATAACGATATGATAAATATAACTCAATAGCTTTAATATTGTTTTGACTTATCAATCCTTCTA